AGAACAAAAAAGCTACGAAGATTATAAAAATTAAAATATGAGAAAAAAACCGTCTCCAACACCTTCTTACCTAGTGCAGGAAAGTCCAAGAAACAAAAAGGAAATTATTCAATCTATATTGAAGAAAAAAACTAAGGAAAAGTTCTTGTCTGAAAGTCAAAAAGAATATTACAACAAACTACACGAAGCTCAAATCACCATATGTTCCGGACCTGCGGGTGTTGGAAAAAGTTATATTGCGATGAAAGCTGCAATCGATTTGTTGGTTGACCCCAACACGCCTTATGAAAAAATTATCATTGTAAGACCGGCAGTAGAAGCTGAAGAAAAATTGGGTTCTCTTCCAGGCAACGTCGAAGAAAAGTTAGACCCTTATATTTTCCCAACCTATTATCTGTTGAACAAAATTATTGGTAAGGACGCTAGAGAAAAACTAAAAGAAATGGAAGTTATTGAAGTGTTTGCTTTAGCATATATGCGAGGAATGAACATTGATAATTCAATTCTAATATTTGAAGAAGCTCAAAACTCTACACCAAACCAAATGAAATTGTTGTTAACAAGAATTGGTTTTAATTCTAAATTCTTTATATCTGGAGATTTGGAACAAACCGATAGATACAAAGATAAAACCCACTCAGGGCTTTATGATGCGATTAATAGATTCAACAACGTAAAACAAATTATGTGTCATGAATTTTCTCAAGGTGACGTTGTACGTAATCCCTTAATCACAAAAATTCTAGAGAAATACGACGAATGAAAATTGCTATAGAAATAAACGGAGTGCTTCGAGATACAGTAAAGAAAATTGAACAGGTATACGAGAAGTTTTATGTTGAAAATATTCTTAATGAAGAAAGAGATTTTGTTTATGAAAAAATTTCTGATATTACAACTTTAAAGTTACAAGACCATTTAAAGTTTAAAGATGACGATGAACTATATGATTTTTTATACACAGAGCACTGTATGGAAGTTTTCGGTCACGCACCATCTGCTGAATATAATAGTTTTATAGATTTAAATGATTTTTATATTGACCATAGAGACAATCATGAAATTCTATTAATTTCTGACGAAATTGGTAAGTCCAAACCCGCAACTTTATTTTTCTTATCTAAGTTTGGGTGTCAAATAGAAAAAATAGTTTTTTACAACCAAATTACACTAAATTCTGTTTGGAATGAAATTGACCTTTTACTTACTGCTAATCCTGATTTATTATTAAATCATCCGGAGGGAAAAAAAGTTATAAAATATAATACGTCGTATAATAGTGAAATAACACAAATAACAAGTATAGAAAAAATAAAAGAACTTAAAAACTTAATTAAAAATGATACCAATTTGGGATGAGAATTATTTTATTGACCTAGACAAAGTTGAAGAATTTATTGACTTAACTTCGGTTGTAAATGATGAACTTAGTGGAAATACTAGTGAACAGAAAATTAATCTAGTAAAATTTGAAATGGTAAAATTGATGCTAGATGTTATTATGAGTGAACAATCAGAATCGGATGAAAAACTTGGTCTGAAAAATTCTGAGTTGTCAATCCCATTTAGATTGGCATTTAATTCATTACTTTATAAAAAAATTATAACAAGTTATTAAAAAATGGAACAACAACAAATAGATAAAGTTAAAAGTTCAATCCAAAATCTTAAGGAAAGAAACTCGAAGGTGTATTTTTTTGTGCATGATACAAAGGGAAATGCAAAAGCTTCAATAAAATACATTTATGATATTGCATTATCATTAAAAAATTCTGGATTCAACTCTATAATCTTACATGAAAAAACGGATTATACTGGAGTTGCAAGTTGGCTAGGGGAAAATTACATGACGGACTTACCTCATCAAGCTATTGAAGGTCAGAATCTTGAGATTGCCCCCGAAGATTTCTTGGTAGTACCTGAAATTTTTGGTTTTATGATGGAACAACTCAAAAATTTGCCTTGTGGAAAAATTGTCTTAGCACAATCTTATGCCTACATGCTCGAAACCTTACAACCCGGTCAAACATGGAATCAATTTGGTTTTTTGAAAACTATCACAACATCAGAAGCTCAAAAAGAACAAATTGCTAAAGTAATGCGAGGCCAAAGCTATGATGTTTTGGAACCGGCTATTTCTGACGTTTTTGAAAAAAGAGAACTCCCTCCACTACCAATTATTGGAGTTCACACTAAAGAACAATCAGATACTATAAATTTGATTAAAACTTTTTATTTAAGATTTCCCCAATACCGATGGTTTACTTTCAGAGACCTCAGAGGGTTATCTCAAGAAGAATTTGCTGATGCAATATCTCAATGTTTTGTTTCAGTTTGGATGGACCGAGAAAGTGGTTATGGAACATATCCGCTAGAATCAATGAAAGTGGGTGTTCCGGTAATTGGTTTAACGCCAAACTTAATTCCAGAGTGGATGAACGAAACCAATGGAATTTGGATTAAAGACCAATTGCTTTTACCTGATGTCATTGCAGATTGGACACAAAATTGGCTTGAAGATAATATTTCACCCGAAATATACAAAAGCATGGAAGAAACTTTGAGTAAACTACCAAGTCAAGAAACATTTAATAAAAAAGTGGTTGAGTTGTTTTCAGAATATTTGGATATGAGAGCACAAGCCATGGAAGAACAAATTTCAAAAATTTCAGAGTAATTATGGAAAACATTTTAGACATAACAATTATTTTACCAATTAAATCAGCGGTTGCTAGAGATTTCGAAGAGTTATTCGATAAAGCTGTTCAATCAGTAAAAAATCAAAAAGTAAAAGTTAAGGAACTTCTTATTGTAACTACACCAGAAGAAAAACTTAATGCACACGTTGATTCATACGATTTTGGGGACTTGTCACACAGAAAAATTGTATGGGATAAAGAACCTACTTTTTCCGCACAAATCAATTTTGGTGTTGAAAACTCAAATTCTAAATGGGTTTCTTTTTTTGAGTTTGATGATGAATATGCAAATATTTGGTTCGATAATGTCAAAAAGTACATGGAATACTATCCGATGGTTCAAGCATTTTTACCAGTAGTTGTTGATACTGATGAAAAAGGAGCTTTTGCCGGATTTACTAATGAAGCGGTTTTTGCCGCAAATTTTGCTCAAGAAGTTGGCTATTTAACAAACGATATTTTGCAAGACTATCAAAACTTTCAAACATCAGGTATGGTTATTCGTAAGGATGTCATCGAAGATTTTGGTGGATTTAAACCATCACTTAAATTGACGTTTGTATATGAATTTTTGTTACGACTTACTTACAATTCAACATCAATTATGACAATTCCTAGAATTGGCTACAAGCATACAAATATGAGAGAAGGTTCAATTTTTTGGAATTATAAATTTGGGACAGACAAGATGGTAGATGATGAAGTAAAGTTCTGGGTTCAAACAGCAAAAAAGGAATATTTCTTCAAAGAAGACCGAACCATAAATTATCAATTACAAAATGATTAATGTTAGAAACATTAACGGCGACTACCGAGGATGTTTCGTCAAAAAAAAGGGGGCGTAAAGCAACCACAACAAACTATTTTGACGTCCGCGAGGAGGAAGCTGTAAGAGCATTCCTCCTTGCAGAATCATATGAGGAAAAAAACAAAATTTATAATGAATATCTAAGGGCTCCTTTGGATAAAATGATTTCGTCAATTATCCGAAGGTATAAATTGTATCGTAAAGATATGGATTTTAGAGAAACTCATGTTGATACTCATTCATTTTTAATGACCAAAGTTGATAAGTTTAAGCCTGCAAAGAATAAAAAAGCTTACTCTTATTTTGGTACGATTTGTAAAAACTATTTGATGGGTCAAATAATTAAAGACCAAAAAGATTTAAATAGAAAAGTATCTTACGAAGACATTTCGATGTCTTTAGAACAACGTCCTGATATGATTTACACCATAGAAAATGATAACATAGAAATGGAAGTTGTCATACAAAAATATTTGGAGGAGTTGAAAGAATACATAAACACAGAAAATCTCTCGGACAACGAAACTAAACTAGGATTTGCGTTAGTAGATTTATTTGAAAACTATGATACAATATTCAGCGGAGCGGATAATAATAAGTTCAATAAAAATATAATTTTGTTGTCTCTTCGGGAGATGACAAATCTTTCAACAAAAGAAATAAGAAATTCAATGAAAAAATTTAAAAAATTATATTCTGTTGTTCAGGCAACAATGAAATATTAACTTATTAAATAATTCAACTGATATTTCAGTTATAGGTATTTATAATTATGCCACGTCCACAACGAAAAGAAATTAATTTCAGTAAAGAATCAATCTTATCATTGATGCAAGAAATCTACAATGAAATTGTAGAACAAAGGAATACTGCTCTCAGAATTCAAAATAAATTGATTGCCATGATGAGAGAACCAGAAGATATGGGTAAAATAAGCTCAGTTCTTGAAAAACAACAAAAAATTATAAATGATTGTGTTGAGAAGAAATTGAGCTTATCTAGACTCCAAAGTTCCATCTGGGAAAAAACAACAAACAATCAGGAAAGTTTTACTTTGTCAGATATGGATGAAGATTTAATGGAAAAATTACTTGATAAAGATTCTGAAATTGAGGACAATTCAAATTACAGAATGTAAGTCAAATGCCAATTTTTAATTCCCAATCACTAGATGCCGCCGGAGGTTTTGAAGCAATTTCAAATAGAATTGCTGCTTTACAGGCATATAATGACTCCAGAGAATTAACTCAAGAAAGCGACAAAAAAAGGGGTGATAGTCTTGCACAATCTTTAAGATTATTGGCGGGACAAAAATCCTCAGTAGAAACAAATCAAAGCAGAGACAAAAGAAATCAACCTACCAGTTTTGATAAACTGATACAGCTAATTGGACAATCAAATCCAAATTCTAGATTTCCGAACACCGAAAAAGAGATTAGAAAAAATCTACTTCAGTTAGTTTTTCAAATGAAAGGTGAAATAAAACAAATTGTCCAAGAAGAAGCATTCAGAGTTTTAAACTGCGCCCAACAGCAAACATATAAAGGACTTTCTGCAAACGAAATCCAGACTATCGGAAATTTATCTTTACTTGATGACCAACAAGGGATATATGTCCGAGTTAGTGACATAGATTTTAATAAAAATTTGACGATAAGTGCTCAAACACAAATTGGTAGACTTTATTATGAAACAACTGGCATAACATCATTGGCAGTTTATAACAACTATTCGGGTCGTAGACCTTTCCCAATGAACTTTGAATTAAATGAGCGTATAAATCAAGAAGGTAGAACTTTTAAAGATGAATATAGTGTAAGTTATAATGGAAGGAGTAGACAAGGAATTTTTGATTTCGAATACAAAACAGTAAACGGACTTGGTGTTTCTGGTAATTTTCTTAGAGTATTTTTGCTTGACAGAGAAGGTTCTCCATCGTCAACAAACCCTAGCCAATCTACTTTACAGTTTTCCGCAAACACCATTCAAAACGCTTTGGGAGATTATTATGATTCTATTGACATATATGAACCAAAAGTATTTTTAGCCAATTTATTAAAGCTTGCTACTGGTTTGCTTGCAAATAGTGTTTCAATACAACAATTAGAATCACAAAACAAATTCACAACAATACTATACAGAATTATGGGTATTTGTGAATCTGGGTCTTCTGAAATTGATGTTTCCGGTAATGCTAAAGTTTCTGAATTGGATAATCTTGACGAAAGCTTTTTCACCTTTACAGAGACAGAATTAAATGATATAAATTTAGAATCAAATAATCAAAAAAGAAACGTAGTTCAATTTATTGACTGTGATAATATTGATTTACCGGTCAATAATGAACTCTTATTACAAGAGTTAGATACTCTATCAAATACAATAGATTCATTGCCAATTGAAGCCCAGGTTGCTGAAATAGAAAGAATATTAGATTCAATTCCTCAAGCATGGAGTCAACAAGGGTTTGGCGGTATAGGTTTTGATTTGCAAAGCCCATTTAATCAAGGTATTTACAGAAAAATAATTCTTGCGTTACTTTCTTCAGTTTTTACACCCAAGGTATTATTTCCTCTTTTTATATTCAAAGAGTATCTACAAAATCAACTTGTTGGGTTTACTAATAATTTATTGGAAGCTCCGCAAACATTAATCACACAAGCGAACGCTCTTATAAATTCAGCAAATACAATTAATGCTCTAACTACAACATTTATAAATGATGGTGTAGATTTTACCAAAAAATACAAAAAATTTGTATTCAGAGTTGTTGGAAGAATTATGAATAGATTTTTGGAATTGCTATTCACAATGCTCAAAAAAAATATTTTGAAACTTATTAAAGTTATTCTCAAAGACATTGCCAGAACCAGTAAAAATGCAAAATTAAGAGCAATAAATGCAATTTTAGATTATGCCGAACCTTTGATACAAGGATTCCTAAACTACAGGGAATGTAAAAGTTTAATTAAACAAATACAAAGAATTTTGGATTTGATTCGTGGAGAACCACGAACACCACCTAATCCGTTATCTAATGCACTTCTTGTTTTATCAGAATTTTTGCCTGGGATGTCACCGGAAAGGGGTGTTTTAAATAGTATCGAATACATGCAAAGATATGGATTAAAAACAGGTCCTAATCCAGATGGTAGTCCGAATAGAATGGTAGCTTTCACTACAGCCCTTCAAAAGGGAGGTTATGATGAATTTATACAGAATGGTAAAGTAGAAGGTACAGTATTTGTTCCTCCTCTTACAGGGGGGGTATTAAAAGTATGGGCTAAAGGAAAATAATATGACACAAGAAGAATTTAAAGTATTCATAGAAGTAGCCAAAGATGCTAAAAATGTCCCAAATGTTCGTCTTGAACAAACTATGGATAAACTAGCGCAAGAATTTGAAGTTACGAAACAAAGTGTTCTAGGTTTGAGTGTTTACTTAGATAAAATTGAAGAATTGTACAATGCAATCTTAAAAGAATATCAAAATAGAAATGCCGGGTAGGATTTGGTTTTACGCTGTTGTCGTCGACAATCAAGACCCACTCAACCTTGGTAGGGTGAGGGCACAGTTATTAACAGACGATAATACTGCGATTAAAAAAAGTTATGAAGGTTTTGGTCCTGCAGATTATTGGACTGAAAAAGACCCCTTTGTATTTAATTCTTTGTTACCTCTTTATGTCTGGGCAGTCCCAAAGATAGATGAATTAATACAAATATACTATCACGAACCTGACACGGCGCAGTTCTTAAATGCCTACTATATTCAAGGGCCATTCAATAGAATTCAGAATATTGTTCAAGAAAATTATAATGAGTCCCAGAAATTTACGGATATTTCAGGTGTGCAAATTGTTGGTTCCAAAAATTTACGTAATCCGAACGGGACTTATAAAAACCCAGACCCTGATGGTGTTTTTCCGGACCCTGGTGACGTAGCATTATTAGGGAGAGGAAGTACAGATATTGTACTAAAAGAAAATACGACGCTTCTAAGAGCTGGTAAATATAATGGAGAACTTGTATCCGATAGAGACCCAGTTGGCAATAAAAACCGAGCTTTTATTCAATTAAGTAAATTTACAAACAAGACAACTATTGGGGCACAGGTAAAACAAGCCGATATTAAAGTTCAAAACTTACAGGTAAATTATTTGGTTGAGTATGATATAACAAATCCTGAAAACAATTTCAATTTGTACAATGGTTCTGTTAGATTGTTTAAATTGTTACCAGCGCTTGCTACAACCTCCGAAAATCTAAAAGTAGATTCCAATGTTGAACAATATAAATTTATTAAGGCTTCTCAATCGTTCAATGTACTAACTCTACAACAAGTTATTGATTACATTAACACGTTTATTCAAGAATGTAACTCAGCCCAAAAAACCGCCACAGGTACAGCTTTATTTAGTGTTTTAGATGAAAGATTTCCAATATACTTTAGACCTGCTAATAGTTTCTATGACTTGATGAAGACCTCAACAAACAATAATGTGAGGTTATCATTAACAACGGTTTTTTCTAAAATTAAATTAAACTTTAATGATAAAATTGGTGGTTATGGTTTAATCTACCAACAAAATCTAGTAGGTGACCCTATTAAAATTACCCCAAAAAGTTTCAGAAAAATTGAGACAAATGCTCTTCCCGAAACTTATGGCGCATTAGGAGCACAACACATTTACCTACTTTCACAACTTTCCCAAATACCAGGTAAAAAGAAAATTAATTTTGCAAATTCTTTATATGGTATTGATGAACAAACCTTTGCTCTTCAAATTCAACCAAATACCTCAAGTGCTGTAAGAGGTGAGGAGCTGTTAGAATTGCTTAACATTATTGTTAGATTTCTTGTTTCACACACGCATGGATTCCCTGGAGAACCCCCCATTCCAATAACCGAAGACGGTTCAAGCGTTAATAATCTTATCCAACAGCTAAATGAGGCTTATACTAAGGTGTTGAATCAATATATTCGATTGAATTGATATTTATTAAGAAAAAGTATAATGTCAATTTACAGGTCGTATTTTAGTAGAAACAATACACTTATTTCCAATTTATTTACAAACACAGCCAGAAACCCAGTGGTTGAGCTCAACTTTGGTAGCTCTGACCTTGTCACACCCAATTTTGGATTCACCCGTTTTATCTTTGACCTAGACCTTGATGGTCTTAGAGAAATGATGATGGAGAAATATATTTCAACAGGATGTACCTCAGCCATCACACATACTCTTATGATGACCAACACATCATCATTCGAGGATGACCTTTTAAATACCAACATGAATAACGGGAGAAAAAGAGCGACCTCTTTTGACCTTATACTTTTCAGAATACCAAAATTTTCCGGGGATACTGGAACACCACAATTATGGGATGAAGGTGTTGGATATGATTACAATAACTTTGGGACAACGTCCAATGGAGTTTCGGGGTCTTTATCAGTACTTGAACAATACAACGACAAAAATTTTTCACTACGCCCTTCAAACTGGTATCAGACCACAACCGTATCAAATTGGTCACAACCGGGCATATACGACAATAAAAACACCTTAACAGGTTTAACTGGATTGAACTACTCATCCATTACAATTGTTGATGAACAACACTTTGAACTGGGTAATGAAGATATCCAATTTGACCTGACAAGCGAAATAAACGGAATACTTGATGGAAGTATTACCGGTGTTACAGGGTGGGGGATTGCCTATAAGCCAGATATCGAAAACCTAAGCGGTTTGACTGATTCATATTCTGTTGGCTTTTTTGGCAAGTATACTCAGACATTTTATCAGCCGTATCTACTCACAGATTATAACGACCTAATTCAGGACGATAGAAATCTTTTCTTAAAAAACCAAACAAACAAACTCTACCTCTATGTTTATCAAAATGGGGATTTTGTCAATCTAGATAATTTACCTGGGGTAAACATTGAAGACCAGAATGGTGATGTCGTTCCTGGTGGTTCGGGATTAACGACGTGCCAAGTTACAAGGGGGGTATATGAGGTTACTGTACCAAATATATTTACCACTCAACCAGTTCCCTGTTTATTCTACGATGTTTGGACTGGGTTAACCGTAAATGGACAGTCTCTGCCAAATGTAACTAATCAGTTTGTTCTACAGAATTATTCTGCCGGAATCCAAATTGGTAGTCTGTCTAAGGAACCAAGCAAATATGGATTCAGCTTTTATGGGATTCTTCAAAATGAAAAAATCCTTAATACTGAAATTCGTAAAGTAGGTGTTGTTGTAAAAAAAGAGTGGACCTCACAACATCAGTTAGAAAATGTTGATGTTTATTATAGAATATATGTGACCGAAGGGACAACTGAAGTTCAAGTTCAAGATTGGACATCAGTAAATCGAACTCCAAATGAGTATTATTTTATGTTTGATATGAGAGACAAAATCCCCAATGAATACTATGTTGATATTAGGGTAAACACAAGTGGTGAGAAAGATATTTATAAAGATACCCTAAGATTTCAAATCGTTAACAAAAAATGAAAAAAGTAATTAAAATGTCGGAAACAAATTTGAAAAACATTATTCGTAGAGCTTTACAGGAAGCTGAACACGAACATAATCGTTATATGTTTTTTAGTAATCTTGAACAAATTAAAAGACAAGCAGAGTTACTTTTAAATTTAGACCATGACCAAATCCATTCTATTTTAGAGGATGGACATGATTGGGCTGATGACCATATTACCGTTGCTAAAGAAAATTTAGACCAGGTATTTGATTTCATGATGAATGAAATTAATCAAGAAAGTGATGAGGGTATGATGATGAGTGATATCACTGTAGTGGAGGGTAAAAAGAAAACAGGTACAGAACTTTGCGCTAGAGGCAAAGCGGCTGCAAAAGCTAAGTATAAAGTTTACCCTTCTGCTTTTGCAAATGGTTATGCCGTGCAAGTTTGTCAAGGAACCCAACCTGGTCTTGATGGCCAGAAAAAATGTTCAGGAGCATATTGCTAGATTGAAAAATTTGTTCTACCTTTGTAATCAAAGATGAAGGTAATGAAAAATCTAAACCACACTTTTCGTCGTTTCGTTCAGAAACAGATGATTCACCTTTTTCGGTACGCCAGCACCGAACAAGAAAAGTCCGTATACGAACGTGACTGTATTGCCGTATGTAAGAAGTTTATTAATCAGCCAGATTCAATTATGCTTCTTACACCAATTAGTGGTAAACGCTATATTAGAAGTGAAAAAAATGAAATTTTTATTATTTTGGACTCACATAGAGTAAAAATCATTAATCATGTTTACGCTTATGATGTGCACATTAACGATAAATCATGGAATCAAATTATTTCACTATTTGACAATGAAGTTGAAAAACGTAGAGAGGAATTTGAATTTCAAATAACATCTAATATTAAATCATCACTTCAAAAAATCGTTAGGGAAAATTTATGAAAAACATTTTTAATATTCTTTTTTATGCCGGAATGGGCGTAATAGTTTCAATTTTAATGATAATTGGTTTGTTCGCAATAAATTTGCAAAATATTTTAAACACGTTCAGTAAAAATCAACCCGAAGTTAGTTCATTTGTGAAGGACAGTTCGGCTTATGTGATAAAGGATGACAATCACAACAATCAGGTAACTATAGAAAAATTACAACCTAAAGTTGAAGTTACAAAAAAAGTTGTTGCAAAACCAGTAGAATTAAAAAGCAAACCAATAAGTGATTCTCAATCAGTAGCTATTATCAAAGACACTACAACTATTTCACCGGATTCTGCCCGGTAGATTCTCTCAGAACTTTTGAGATTAAATCTCGTAAACTCTCATTTTTCTTTTTGGGCTTGTAAGATACCATGGTAGGTTTGTTACCCTTACCTACCTTGGGATTCTTTTTTTCGGCAGCTCTTTTTTGAGCACAAGCTGATTTCTTTTGAGCATCAGTCATTTTACCGGCAACACCTGCGGCTCTACATTTTGGATATCCTTTAGAATCTGCTTCAGGTCTACCACAAGGTGGGTGACCTCCACCTTCTTTTTTACGACAAATATTTACCCAAGGACCTTTAGGTTGCTTACTTCCTTTAGGTTTTTTTTTAGTTCCAAACCAAACGGCCAAATCTTCTTTTAATATATCTTCTTTGAAAATTTTTTTTCTCATCTTTTCAACTTTATTATTGTTTAATTTAACTTTTTTTTCATCATTAGAAATTTGGTCCTTATTTTTTTTTATTTCACCATCATAAGAATCAAAGGCTGTTTCATTATTTAAATATTTTGAAACTTTTTCAGTAAAAGGGCGAAGTTGTTCTGTAGTCCAAATTCTTGGAGTAATATTTAATTTTCCCTTATATGCACCATCACTTGAAGATGTTGTTCCTTCGTTGATTTTTTTGTTCATAATATTATTATTCTATAAATATTATTTTTTTATGCAAGAGTTTGTACCATTCCCATTGTTTGACAGAATTAACATTCAAAATTCAGAAGATTTCGAAAAACTTATTGAGGACCTTAATAATGAACAGTCAACTTTCATAATTCAGATTGCATTGGAAAAAGCTTATAATTCTGGGATATTTAGTTTAAGTGAATCTGAGATTTTATCAAAAGCTTTACGTTTAAATAATAAAAAGGAAAATAATCAAATTTAAGCGTGGATTTATCCGAAATAAGTAAAAGGATTGTTGAAGGTGAATTAATGTTAACACAAGCCGTGAGAAAAGGTCACAAGCCCTATTATGGTGACGAACTAGAAAATGTAAGAACTGAAGTTGGTGTCTTAAGGTGTTTGTATTTTGGAAATGATTCCAAGTTTTGTAATCCAAGGTATAGGAAATAAAAAAAGGGGACCGAAGTCCCCTTTCTTTTTGTGCTTTGAGATATTATCTCAATTCTCTCAAGTCGAACGTTCTAACACCATCAACTGTGATACGACCGTAGAAACGGTTGTTTACAACCTTCTTAGCGTATCTAGTCATGATACCCTTGATAGGTGTAAAGTTGAATGGGTTGTACATTGTTGGAGTAAGTTGCAATGGTACGTATGGTGCGTAGATGTAACCAGTGTCAAGCAACGATGTACCTTTGTGTCCCAACAATACTTGGTTTGCAGGGAAGTAAGGGTCACGGTAAACTTGATATCTACCAGCCAATGTTCCAACTCTTTCAATACCCATGTTGTATTGGTCTTGCTCAGGAGCTGCGTTAGACACGTGGAAGTACTCCAAGTCGTCGAAGATAGCAGATACCTCAGAAGATACTACAATCCAGTTTGCTCCACCTCTCAAAGTTGATTTGTGGATTTGAGCTGAGATTTGGTTGATTGCAGTGATAAGAGTTTGGTTCCAGTCCTTCTGAGTATAAGGAGTTGTACCAGCGTTAAATCTCTTCCATCCGTTGTAGTCCCAACGAAGGTTCCAAGATGCTGCTTTTCTCAAGTCTCTCAAGATTTCGCGGTCAATTTCAGCAGCCACTTGCTCAGACAACAAAGCTGTCAATTCAGCTTCAGCGTCGATGTTGTGGAATGCTGCAACGTCTTGTGCCATTTCTGGAGACCATTGAGCTCTAAGTTTTCTTTCAGTAACCGAAACAGTCACAGACTGCAGGTCGAAAGAAACTTCACCAATTTTATCTTCGAATTCAAGATTCTTGTAGATTCTGTAAGTTGCAGTAAATGCTTGGTTATTAACTGCGATTGTTGATGCGAATGTTGAACCAGTGTATCCATCAAGTGAAGAATCACCACATGAGATACATACGGGAACTTGTAAGTCAACTTCTAAGTAAATAAATCCGTTAGCGTCACATACGTTGTAGTATGTACCACCATCAGTCAAGCTGTTAGGGAATACTAACGAAGTGTCTCGTCCGTATTCAACAATACCCTTACCGTATCTTTGAGTAACAACTCTGAACAAGTAGTTGTTCCCGGTGTTTCCAGAAGTGTACTGGTTAAGTGAAGAACCACGAACTTGAAGGTCTGTTAGGAATTCTTCGGTATCCATTGGTTGACCGTTTGGTCCAATCAATTGACCTGCTCCCGCATTTGCAAAACCAGACATAACGATAAGAACTTTTCTATAGTTATCCAAACCATATGCTGAAGTGATTAGAGAATCACCAGTCCAAGCAACAGTTGTTACGTTAGCACTGATTGCTGAGAACGAACCTTTAGAGTAGTCGTAAAGACCTGGTGGGTCCAAAGCTGGTTCGTTACCCTCGTAGAATCTATCGTAAAGGTCTTTAGTATTATTGTAGTCGTAACCACTGTTTGGAGTTTGACCAGCAGCTGCGTTTGGTGCTCCGTAAGGCGCCCAGTGCTCGTTGTCGTTTGCTCCTGTGTAACTTTGAATATTAGGTACGAAATAGAACAACTTACCAATAGGAAGGTTCATTGCTTGTACAGAAACGATGTCGTTAGCCAAAAGCTTAGAGAATACTCTACGTACAATTGGGAAAACAACGGTTTCAAATGAACCTGAGTCTGCTGTAGACGATGCTTCGTTTATCAAATGTGACGCTTGGTTTTCATACAACTGCGCGATATTTTCTTTAAGGTGTCCGTTAAGTCCTTCAAGGAAACCTAACTTGTCCCATTTGTTGATTGTATCTTCTTTGATAACTTTAAGGTGCTTAAGACCGATGTTACCAACAAGACCACTTTCTAATAATGCTCCCATTTTTTTGTTTTTTTTTAGTATTTTATTTGTTTTTTACAATTTAGACATCAAATCTTTAATTCTTAAAAATTGTGGATTTTCATATGTCTTTGACTCGATAAGATTAGCAGCTGAACCAGAAGTTTTTGTTGTGTTCAACTGTCTCTCAACACTTTCAGAAATATTTCTAGTATCCACTGTTGAGAGTTCGTCCTTAACGGTCTTGTAGAGTTGTTTTGATTCTTTTAAATTTTCTACAGAATCAAATCTTCTCAAAATATTTATTTTTTCTTTTTTGGTAGTGGAGTGTTCTGTGAACAATCTTGTAGCATATGCTAAATTTGAATTGAATACAGCAACTTCATTAAGTTTTTCTCTGAAAACATTTAATGCTTTTCTGTATTCTTCGTTTTTCTCTCTAAGCATTTTCAACTCAGATTCAACGGATTCAACTTTAACACCATTATTACTATAAACATAATTTCTATTGTTAGTAATACCTTTTCTTAATCCTCTACCTTCTTTAGAACCCATACCATACGTTCTAGCAGCTTCTTTTGTTTCTTCCTTGGTTTCATAGTCTTTTTTACCAGGATGGGTCTTAGATTTATCACCTTTGTTACCACCAACTTTTCCTTCGTAGTCTTTAAAGTGTCCATCTTTACCCTCACCAGCTTTCTTTTCAACACCATCTACTTTCTTACGTCTGTATTCGCGTTTCTTAGAATCTTCTTCCATTTCACCCTCTTTGAACTCAAATTTTGCTTTACCAGTTCCCATAGCTTTAGGTCCAGCCTTTTTGTGGTCATCAAACCCTTTCTTAGGTAAAGTACTATCGTACTTAAACTTAGGGTTACCCATTCCAACGCCTTTTGGTTTTACAGTCATTTTAGCTTCGGTAAGGTCGTAATCCTCTGAGTAGTCACTATAATCCATCATTTCATCTAGTTCCTCATCCATGTCTTCCTCATCCATTTCGATTTCATACATAATTTCATCCGCATCAGATTCTTTTTTCTTTCCAGAATACAAAGCTTCTATCATTGCGTCTAAATCTGTATCTTCTTGCATGTCTAATTCAGAAAAATCCATTTCATCTTCCATACCTTCAGTATCGTATTCCATCATATCACTTTCTTCATCCATTTCGGACTCATCAAGTTTTACAATATACTCAACGTCTTCATTTTCATCGGATAGATGAATTTCATCATTGTCTTTCACAACAATAATTCCATCTTCTGAGCCCATTGCTTTAAAAGCTTTGACAATTTTATCAAAATCTTTTTCACCGGTCATATCGATAGTTTCTTCTGAATCTTCGAAGTCCATAGTATCCATATCGTCCATATCGTCCATGTCACCCATATCCAATACAGACATATCCAATTCCTCAGAATCTTCCATACCCTCAGCATCGTCATCCATGTCTAATTCCATTCCGACTTCTGCATCGAGCTTAACCTCATCATCATCAGCTTGTTCAGATAGAGATTCCTTTACTAATTGACTGATTTCTTCCTTCATAGTAGAAGCAAGTATTCCTTTTGCGTTTTCGGCAATTACCTCCTCAACATTTTTCATTTGAATGAGTGCCTCTTCAACTAAATTTTTAGTTTCTTGCATGTAAATTGTTTTCCTAATAAATAGTTAATAAAATAAAAAAATCCGTTTGTACCCCTTTTTATTAAAAAAGGTACGAACGGAAATAAAAAAAGGTGGGTTACCCCACCTTTAAAAATCAATCAATCACTTCATCAATTTTACTTTCCACTACCGAGATAATTCGCCAATCGTGTTGGAAACCAGTGTATTTTTTAGTTACTTTAGCTTCGACATCAGTCACCGAAAACCCATTAACGAGTTTTTCTTCTCTGATTTTTTTAACACGTCCAGAGTTTTCATCCGGCAAATCATAAACGATTTTTGCAATAAAGAATTTTTCTTCCATAATAAATAAATTAACGATTCAAATAATCGGTTAATTTTTTCATTAAATCAACTGACTTACCCATTCCAGAGTCAGAAATTTTTTGTTTTTTTTCTTCTTCTAGATTTTCTTCATACATACTTCTTTCCTCAGGACTACCAAAAAGGTATGCACCTGGAGTTGATGGTGAGGAAACTAAGTCAAAGCAAATCAATTCAAAATCTTCTTGAACTTCATTTTGGTCACCTTTTTTTGCTAGCGAACCAACACCTCTCGACGACACACCCATAGTCACTCCCTGACGCATTAAATTAGCCGCGATATCACCCTTAGTAGAAACTATACCACTTTCATGAAATCCTGGTGATGTTAACAATTTTAATTTACCCATTAAAATATTTCCATCCCACCAAACGTCGGTAATTATATGTGAAACTCGGTCCAAATCAATTAAAGAAGATTCTGGATGGTTCAACTCTGAAGTTGATAATCCTTTTTTAATAGCTGTTTTATACCTTTCAGCTTCTCTTTTTAAAATTTTTTCCGGATACACTCTACCGTTTCTGTTTGGAACACCGTATTTCTGTAGTACAGCAAAAAATTCAAATGGATTTCTATAGTCAATTTCTTTGGTTTCCCTGAGAATGGCTTCATTCAAAGGGTCTCTTGGTGATACGTATCCAGCATCCATTTCTACTAGAATGCCTCTGCCACTATCTTTAGGACCCAAAACTGGTAAATCTTTCATTATATCTTTTAAAGATAAATATTCTATTATAGCGTAGTTTTTATTTTTAGTTTTTCTTTACTGGAACTAAACGTAAAATATTCATTTCTTATAATACAATCCTTGTAAATTTCTTTGATAATTTTACGAATTAGCTCTTTTAGTTGCGACCCTTTGAAATCCAATTCTATTTTAGTATAAAGATTAATTTCAAGATTCATAAATGATTTTTTATTAAGTTGAATACCACTAGTTCTCAGGTCTAAGTCAACTATAAATTTTTCTGAAAATATTTCTCGATTAATACTGTTATAAACTGAATGTTTTATGTCTCGAGACAAATTTGCAACAACTCGTTGCCAATTTTCGCTTTCTTTCTTTGGACAAACCCACGTTTGGATGTTTATGTACATCGACTTTAGGTTTTTAGAATCCACGGTACCAAATGATGTTTTTAAAGATTCATATTGATTTAATTTTACCGTCTTACCTTTCTTCATTAATATTAAAGTTGAAAATAGATTATTTATATTCAAAGAATAAGAAACTTTTTAACAATTCCAAATATTTCTAGAATATGTTAATAGTTGAAGTAGATAAGAATATCGAAAAAGCGCTTAAGATACTGAAGTCAAAAGTTATTAAAACTAGACAAAATCAGTTGTTAAACGCCAAAAAAGAATTTGTAAAAAAATCTGTATTAAAAAGAAACAAGATAACCAAAGCGGTCTATGTTCAACAAATTAGGAATCAAGTAGAATAGATTTTTCCAAATTCTTTAGTTTGACATAACTAATTTGACTGTACTTTTCATTACCAATTTTTCCGATTGTTTCGGAAATTTTTCCTTTAAGTTCTTCATCACCTTCTTTTTCTGAAAGAAGTTGTAATTTGTTCATAGCAGACTCTTTAAGAGTGTTAAATTCTGTTTCCAAATCAACATTATTGGATGCAATGATATGGAAAATTTCTTTTCTAGAATTTTCATCCAAATTTTCTATGTATTTTGATAATGTTTGATTAGCAATCGAAACCATGGACTTTAAAGGAATTTTAGGAGAATCAATAGGTTTTTTTATTGATTCCATTAACTTACTTATAATCTCTTTTTTTGAAATCAATCGTTCTCTAATATCTACTTTATTAAAGTAAACTAAGTTATCAATATTTTCATATAAATTATGAACCTTTTCACCATTTTTAGGTAACTGAGTTATTTCCAATAAGTGTCTTACAACATTTAGCGCTTCTTCAAAAAACTCTTTTGCATCATTTTCAGACAACCCTTGTGGTTTGGATAAGTCATCGTAAATTGAATATATTTTTGAAAAAGATTTGTTTGATAAAACATTATGTCTAAATTCTTTCAATGTTTGCTTGAAAGTTGAGGTGTCCTTGTAGGACTCTACTAGGTTTTTTTCTATAATAGATTTAATTTGTCCGAAAGTCATGAGGTCGTAATTAATCTCTTATAAATATTACGAATTTAATAACTTATCTAATTCATCATTTAATTTACCTAAACTTTGCTGACCAACACCTAAATTTAAATATTTTTTACCATATAAATTAGATTCAATCAATAAATTTAAATCTTTACCCCTTATTGATTCTGGGGTTATTTCAGCTTCTTCGGGAGCTGGTGTCTCAGGTGTTTCGGGAACTCCAGGTATACCACCAGTATCCCCACCACCAAAATCTTCTCCGCCTAAAGCACCACCTAAGTCAGGAATACTTCCCCCACCCCCACCTAATGAAGCAGCTGCAGGTTCAGAAGTTTCTCCTGGAGGAGCAGCTGGAGCTCCCTCTCCAGGTTTGTTGCCGTATAAAGCATCAATCTGGTCAAATATACCAGTTTTAGAAATTACTGTTGGGGTATTTTTAAGTTCTTCACCAATTGCCCTTTCCATTCTTTGCTGTAGGAGGTCAGTCTTAATTTCGTCATCAGACCAATTAAAAATGTGTTTTTTAGCCCATGTAGAAGATGCTGGTTGAATGCCATTTCCTGGGTCAGAAACCAAATCACGATAAAGCAATACCTTTTCCTTCCATATATCAACTTTAAGCAAATCTGCCTGTGTCGAAGGGTTTGTGAGCCCCAAAGTAAAATTAGAAATTTCTTCTTCGAATCCTAAAATAAATAAATGCACTATGGCAATTTTATTTAATTCTTGAATCATCGATTTTTGAATTCGATTAATAGTACGGGCAAAACGAATATCCTGTAAAGCTAAACTTTTACCATCACCAACAACTTCTTCAAATCCCAGAAACGCCTTCGGAATACGTAGAGCGGTTACCAGTTTTTTCTGGATATATTCAATGTCCGCAATTTCAGAAAGATTTTGGGCACCGGGTAAAGTATCAATAGGACTAGGTTGCGCTGGGTCTCTTACAGGTATAAAATAATCCTGGTCAACAGCCATCTGATTGAATCGCATATCAACATTACCTGTTTTCGAATCGACAATTTGTTCTCTTTTGAATTTGTTGGCAACACGTTGTACATAAGCTTCAACATCATCATCATTCATGTTTCCAACATAAACCTTAAAAATTCTTCTTTCTGGCGCACGAGATGTACGATAAATTAACATGGCATCCTCAGATAGCAACAATTGTTTCCAAATTCTTCTTGATTTTTCAAGCATAGAAGTACCATAAGGAAGTTTTCTATCGTCCCCAAGCAATCTAAAATGTGCGATTTCCCATGGTTGGAATTCCATGTTTTGGGGTTTCCAAGTAAATCTCAATCCTTTGTCATCCGTATTTTGAGGGACACCGATTGATGAATTTCTAGTTGCGAGCCCTTGTTCAAATCTTTCGATTTCTATATTGGGCAACTGCTGGCAACCTATAACACCTTTTTCAGGGTCTAATCTCATGTAAACAAAATTATCACCATATTTACAGGTGTTTCTTGTCCACATTGCAAGGTTAGTATTAATGTCTAGTGCGTTATTGAATAAATCAACTAATACTGACTTAATTCTTTTTGACTCTGAATAAACCTGAAGAATTAAACCATCCTCATTGGGTGTAGTAGATTCCTCGGCATAAATGTCCAACGCAGCAGAAATTTCTGGAGTGTTGTGTGAAAAAATAGTGTCTGTGGCAAAATTCTTATAGCCAGGAACTGTTAAGTCGTACACAGGAATAATGCCAAAAGGTTCAATAGATTCAATTTTGTGATTTAAATTGATTACATCACCTTTTGATTTTGCTGTGGAATATTTTGACTTTTCGATACCATAAGCTTCTAAAAATGTTTGCCAATCAGAATATCCTGAATTAACAACCTCTCTTTGTATTTTCCTATATGAAACATTTAATTTTGTTGCTGTTTTTTTGAGAGTTTTTTCACCTCTAGCTGCTTCAATAATATTGTCAAAACCAATTGTGAAATACGATGGATTGTTTACACCAGAACGCTTACCATCCCAAGACATTTTACCCTTTCTTTTTGCAACCTCAGACATTTTTTCCCTAAACTTAGGATTGGACCATAGTTTTTCGTTGTTAAATTTTGCGTGATAAGCCCTATGTTCAGAAATTTTCATTATTTGAAGATTTTCTGGTTGATTATTCTTACCATCAAAATCAATATGATGAACTTCTTCGTCTTTTTCTATCGAAATGTCGTAAAACCACTGTGCAATTAAATTATGTTCGGAAATCCAGCCATTATGGCCTTCACTAGAATTACAAGTATAAATCCAATTATACTTTTCATTATTGAAAAAAGATTTACGATAAAAGGGCATCATAGAATCTCCTTTTTGTAAATTCATTACTCTTTCAAAAGAACCATCCCGTTTCATTAATTGATGTTCCCATGTTGCAATTATAAATGAACCATCATCAAAGGTGACTTTATATGTCATTTCATCCCTTGTGTAGTGAGCATTTCTTGCTTTTGCTGGCACAACCTTTTTTAAATTGTGGTCATAAGAGTATGTTATAAATTCGTAGTTTGGCCCTTTATCTGCGAGCTCTTTAATGGTAATAAATCCATCAGGTGTTGCTATTTTAGTATCACCATGAATACAATACTCCATAGATTCGTAATCGTAGTAGGACGCTAATCTGTTTGGCTCATAATAAATTGCTTGAGTATAAAGATTATTCTCAACCTTAGCAAACTGATTGGCTAAATAAAACGATTGTTTGGCTTGAAGTTTTTCTCTTTCATATTCTGCCTTGTCAGTTGTTCTAAGAAGTTCTTTCTTATCTAACTTATAGACAGGAAAATCTTGATTCAACAAAGCGTCAGGGCCCAAAGCTCTACTTAATCGTTGCCAAACCGTAAAATTTCTATTTTCCATTGTCCTAAACTTAAACTATCTGAGTTTAATATAAATAGTTTTACCTACCAAATAACCAACCATATTTTTCATAGTCAGCCCTTGACGCTGAGTAATTTTTTTGGTTGGGCATACCTTGCTGAGAAAATTGAGGTAAAGCCGGATTAAAATATTCGGATTTATCTTTGTTCTCAGTTATTACTGTGTTCCATGAATTTAACATCGCTTTAGTATGGTTGACTACCTTAACTAATGAAGGGAAAGCAGCTTCTGCAACATATAAAGCCATGGAAATCGCCATGATACAGTCATCGTGATGACCTCTTTGGTGGTCAGGTCTACCATTCATGTAAATAAAAGTTCCCATTTCGTTAATCAATCTATTAGACTTTATTTTAAATTCATGTCTGATAGCTTCTTCAAATGAAGCGATAATTTGAACTCTTTTATTATTAAAATTTATCCCGGGAATTTTTTCTTTAATTTTTGGGTCATACTTCCATTTATTATTCATATCAACACCATCGTAATAAAAATTTTCGTACCCTAGCTCTTGTAATTTCCTAGCTGTAGCAACCCCCATGCCACCAGTCAAATCAATAACACACAAGGCACTATACATTATTCCCCATTTATAAGCAATTTCTGCGAGAGTGTCTGGAGGTAGTTTACCAACAAACTCTAATACTTGTTCGCGAGAATCGAAATCAATAATTTCAATACAAGAAAAATCTTCCGAATCACCTCTGGAAACGTCAATTCCCATTACATATTTATGTTCATTTTCTGGCTCTTTCCAAATCCAGAGTTGGCCCCCAACTAATTTGGCTTCGGGTTCTCTAACATCGTTCTTAACAATTGTCTGCAACATTTGAGCGTCAAACACATTGTCTCCAGAACCCAGAAAATTACATTCTAATTCCTGTGCTACCTTCCTTCGGTCGTATTTCAATTTTTTAACCATGCTCTCGAACCAGGATGAGCATGGTTTGTAACCATCATTGATGTATTGATGTAAGATTGAAAGTTGCCTTTCTCTTCTGTTTTCAGCAGATAAATCTAGAATAACATCCTTCGGGTATTCTTCTTTGTTGAGCAAATAATGTACAAGGTCGTTAGTTTTGACCATGTATAAATCTTTTGTGTATCTAGGGTCTCTGTACCAATACATTTCCGTAATCTTGAAATCATTCATATTACGTAATGCTTGGTCATAAATTTCATAATAAATGGGGTCAAAACCATTAGGTGTAGAAATCACAATAACTTTACCCCCAGTTGATAGCGAAGCCATACATGCTGCCCAGAAGTCACTATCAGCTTCGATAAAGGCTGCTTCGTCAAAAATAAGTGTTGTTGGCGTGTATCCTCTAAGGGCGTCTTTTGAAGTTGCTACAGCTTTTACTTCACAACCATTTGAAAGTTTAAAATGTCTAGCAGAATTTTTTTCCGGTGCAAAACTTATGCCTACCCAAGGGGGCCATTGTTCTGTAAAACCCCGTATTTTGTTAGCAAATTCAACTGAAGTGTCAAGTTTATTTGCAATAATCAAAACTTTTTCGGGTTTTTCTTTTCTCGCAAAAGCTAATCTTTTACTCGCCCAAGCAGCTGTTACAGTAGAAACACCTGCTTGACGATACTTCAAAGCAATATTTTCATTGAAATTTTCATAATCCTCAACCAATTGAACTTGGTCTTGGAAAAGCTCCAAAGGCACATACCTTGAAACGGTATTGTCGTAAGTTTGAAGATAAGCTTTAAGAGCATAAGGAGTGCTTTTCATACACTTCTTATACTCAATGATTACTTGTTCTTTTGTCATAAATTCTTAGTCAGGACGGGAAATCCCCAAACCTGCCAAGAAATCCAATCCATCATCTTCCATGTCTTCACTGGAGTCAAAACTTTCATACTCTTCCTTATTTTTTTTGGCAATTTTAATAAGTTCTTTAAACTTATTAGTTGCTTTCGAATTTTTGTTCGTATCATCGGAAATCGCATTCCCAATGATTTTAAGGAATTCCTCGGCAGGAAGTTTATAAAGTTCCATTTGAAACCAGTTAATAAGCCCCTTATTTTCTTCATCAAATATTTCATCAGGTAAAGCAAAACGAATTTTTTCAACTACTTGAGGACCAATTCTAAGTGACCATGCTTCCATTGGTAATGTATCTGTCTGACCCATAACTTTTGCTCTAGTTTCCGGGTCTTCAGGTAAACCATATCTACCTTTGGCTTCTTCAATGCCTTTAAGAATTTCGTGGCACAACATAGGGAAAATTAAACCATAAGCTTTGATTACAGTGTCTGCAGATTCCTCACCACCACCTTCTTCTCCACCATCTTCACCGTCGGCGTCGGCCAATTCCACCATGGCGGCAACACCTCGGCCAGTAGAACTCATCTGGTCAATTAAATCCTCCATAGTGAAATAAATAAAATCATTTATAGACATAAGCGTAGCATACATTCTATACAATCTAGGGTCTATGGCATCAAGCTTGGCTTTTATCTCAGGTTTTTGAAAGAAAAAATGACCTTTTTTTGCAGTACCTTGTATAATTGCATTGATTATATTACGTTTGTGGGTTTCAAGTTCTATAATTTCTTTAGAAGTAAGGTCTTCAATGTCAAATCCAGAATCAAGCATTAATTTTTTAATTTCTTCCTCGTTCTCATCATCAAGCTCTTCAGCTGCCAATCTAAAATTACTAGTATCAATAGGCTGACGATTCAAATAAGCTTCGACTAAAAACCAATCTTTAGGAACTTGAGCCTCGTCCAATGACGATTCGATTGCAAGATTTTCTAATTCATCTTTGTGACGTGATTCGATATCGACAATTTGAGGTACTAATCCCATCATCTCAGAAACCAGCGTTCTAGCAAGCATGGGGCTATTAATTGTTTGATTACCCGTAACCTCTCTAACCTTATCAACAACTTCTTTAAAACGTCTAGTTGCAAGTTTTTGAACTTGTTCAGAACCCTCCTCAAAAGCAGGATTTTTAGCAAAAGGGTTCTCTGGGCCCTTTAACTTACGCTCAAAACTTGGGTGCATCCGTTCTGGATAATCCCCATAATCAATATCCTCACTAATTTTCTTATTTTTTGCCATCATCAAGAATACTTCGAATTAATTTTAAAACGTCATTTTTAGCCCTTTCAATTTCTTTTTTTGATGCTTTAGGAGCTGGGTTGGGTCCTTCAAAAGGTTTTCTTCCTGGATGAGAAGGTCTTGTAGTAGGTTTGGTATCTGGTTTTGTTGTAGGTTTGACCGGCGCTGTTTCAGTATCAGCCTCACTCATGGACTTTAACATACTTATATTACCAGTAGGTTTACTCATTTTGGTTGACTGACCCTTTTTTGATTTAGGTTTGTATATCGAACGACGAACTACACCTTGTTCAGCAATAGTTTCAAGAAATTCTGCTTTTGTCATTTTTGGTTGTAAATAATTTTCCACCAAAGATACAATTTTTTCTTCAACAAAAAAATCCATCGGAGATTTACCCTCCTTTAAACTTTTCTTAACTGCCCTAACACATCTTTCAAATTTAGGGGTTTTTTTAGGTCCGAGTTGTGCGTGACATATTGCATAAGGGTTGTTTTCCTCATTTTCAGCTTCAGACATGTCTCCTTTTTTGTCAATTTCGGTGTCACCCAAATCGTCCATACCGTCTGGAGCTTGTACTTGGTGAGGTGCTTGAGTAGTTGCACCACCTTGAGAACTACCCATGTAATCTACGTTGTCTTCAGCTACCTCACCCTCAATTTTAACATCAATACCTCTCGAAGTTAAATCTTTAAGTTTCTGCGGGTCTCCAGCCGCTTTGTCAGCAGAAATCATTACAGAACCTTGTTCAGTTAAAGAAATTTTTCTGAACAAAACATTAATTTGATTTTCATTTAATTTAAAAATAGTTTCGGGTGATAAGCCCATTTCAACTAGTTGAATAATTTTATCTTTAGTTTTCATAAACCACATTTTTTTCAAATTCGAGAATTAAATCTTTCTCGTATAATTTATCTTTAACCGAATCTTCTTCTTGTCCAAAACGAAAAACTAATCTATTATCCTCGTCATATTCACCAACTTCCCAACCTAAAGCGATAACTCCGTCCATGGCATCGGACAAGCTAAAGTAATCGGAATTTTGTATTAATTCGAGTTTAATATTTGATTTTCTTAATACCCCAACTTTACTGATATGCTCTAGTTCTGGAGGGGAAGGATATCCATTAGCCGGAGACGAATCCCAAGAATCACCATATACTTCCAGATTATCAGAAAAAATAAATTCATAGAGATTATCTCCCTTATAGTCAGGACCTAGTCCGTTAATATAAGTTAGATATTTCATAGAACAATTCCTTCAGCAGAAATTTTTACTTGTTTATTTTTACTTTCAAAAACCAAATTCTTCTTGTTGGTTCTCCCAACAAAATCAAAATTTTTGTTTTCCTCTAAAAATTTTTTACCAGCCAATTCTTGTTCAATTGTTTCAGACAAATTTTCAATTTTATCAATCATAAAACCTAGTTTGGATTTAGACGAACTTTTTCTTTCTTCAAACAATTTTTTTGCATGCTCAACCTCTGAGGAGCTTACCTCGAAATACTTGCTTAGAACTTTATCTATTTTGCTTTCATTCATAGACATGTTGAAATTGTAATCTTCAGAACCCATACCTTCCATAGGTTCCTCTGGTGAGATTTCAGCATCAAAGTCTAAATCCATTTCAGTGTCGGGTTCATCCATGCCAAAATCAGAATCCATCTCAGCGTCAGCTTCAACATCTTCAAACTTAGCCATAATATCCTCCATGTCTTCTGGTTCCAGTTTGGTCAAGTCAACCGCTGAGAGAACCATATTAACTACATATTTGATATCTTCGGAGGTCATCCCTTCCTGTGTTTCCAGGGCTCGCACTTTTTGAGTGAGTTTACCTGTCAATTTTTGAATTAATTTAAAAGAAACTTTTTCTTCCATATCTTGTCCCATATCAGCAGGTTCTTCCATAGAGGTATCCGCATCCATATCAACATCCATATCTAAATTCATATCCATTTCATCTTCGGCACCACCCTCAGCAGAAGGTAATTCTGGTTCAGGTAATGGAGCTGGTTCAGCTGGAACTGGTGGAATTTCTGCAACTGGTGCAGGTGGGGTTGGAGTTCTTAAAACAAATTTCTTTTGTTCCCCAAATAATTTTACTTCCTCATTTTGACCATTAAGTTCATTACTTTCCTTGATAACCAAATTAAGTTTTCTTAATGCTTGAGCATATGAAGAAAAGTATTTTCTATTTTTCATTGGCTCCATGTAATCTAGCGAAGATTCGTTGATACCTTTCTTGATGATGTATCCTTGCTTCTCTTTTACAATGTGGTAATCCATTCCATCAGCTAAGTTGATGGAATATTCCGATGCACCTTCATTAACGCTTGTTGAAGGCGTTTTGTAGGTGGCAATCTCCATAATTCTTTTTAATTTGTCGACACCTTCAAGTTTTTCGCTGCCGATTGGTTTTAATTTTGCCATGGTTTTTTATTATTAAAATTTTAATTGTTAAGGCCGTGCATACCACCTAGTTGTACCGCACTCAAATCGATTACAGTTCCTTGTTTATTTCCGTCGGGTCCGACAGGTACCCAATCAACTGGGTGAGGATATGCGTCCGTATATGTTACTCCACTACATGTTATGCAAGCTTCGGCTTCATATTGTACGTTTACTTCAAATACTCCGAAAGCAGTTGGCGTTGGAGTTGGTGTTGCTGTTGCAGTTGCTGTAGGACTAGCGGTGATACTTGGTGTTGGTGTATTGGTAAGTGTTGTTGTTGGTGTTGGAGTTCTAGTTGCTGTATTTGTAGGTGTGCTAGTTTGAGTAGCAGTATTTGTTGGGGTTTGAGTTTGAGTTGGGGTGGGGGTGCTAGTAGACGTTCTAGTTGGTGTTTGCGTTTGAGTGTTGGTTGGTGTGTTGGTTGGTGTGCTGGTATTCGTTTGCGTTGGAGTTGGTGACGCTGTAATACTTGGAGTTGGTGTATTACTAGCGGTTATACTCGGAGTTGGAGTGACCGTATTTGTTGGTGTATTTGTGGGTGTTTGTGTTGGTGTTGAGGTGGGGGACTCTGTTGGAGTTGGTGTGATATCTGCTTGACACTCGGCACAAGATTGCCATGGACCGTTAAATACTGTAACAACTTGTGCTAAAGGGGTTTCTTCATACGAGGTCAATGTGTAACAACCAATGTTGGTTACCCCGATTAATAATTCATATATCGCACCCGATTGAATTTTATTCTCTGTGGCAAAAAATCTTTGTTGCCCAGTACTACAAGAGAATCCGATAAAATAGTTTAACGCCATGGACTTTTTTTTCTATAAATATTGCTCGTTTTATAATAAACTTAATAAATAAATATCAAACAATAGTTTAATCCAACATTTTT